AGAACGCGATCATTCGCGGAGAATGCACCGATAACTGCAACAGAAGGGGGTACCACAACCGATGTGGTTTGTTCTCTAAGAACTTTCGTCTGAGAGTCCAATGATTTCTGTGCCACAGTCATTGTCACGTCTGGGAAGTAAGCGGCTGCAAAGGAAGAATCTAAGTTTCTAGAATCAAACGCCGTAACTGTATTTGCAACGCTTATGCTATCTTTTTGGACCGAAGATGTAACCACTGTGTTAACATTGTCTCTTTCTTCAATATCCATAATGTAAAGCGCGTCGAACCTGTCTTCTACCTTTAGAATAGCTTGATCTGAAATCACTTCTTGTCGAAGGCCAGGAATTGCCAGAAGCTGAATGTCAACGTCTGATTTATCTGCCATAACGTCAAGAGCTCTAAAGTATGCTGAAACTGTAGAACCTTCTCTTTGTCCGCGGTTTGCATCATCCATTTCGCCCTTGGCGGACTTATCATTAAGGTTAGCTGAATCTGCATCGAAGATGCTTAGGCCGTCAAAACCACCCTGGATTGGGAACGTGAACTTAGAAACGTTAGATACTTTTTGATCGCTGGTATCATCAACTGTCCAGGCTCTAGTCTTAGCAGAAGCATCTGCAGTAACATTTCCTGCTCGTTCGTATCTCCACTCCTTGATTCCGTTAGAAGAAGCGTCTGCTTTATCGCCAGAGCCTGTAAGAATCCTAACGTTTTCAAGTGTAAATCCGTTGTTATTAAATCTATCACAGTCAAATACGATACCTGAAGCATCTGCTTGGCCTGCGTTTGAACCTGTCATAACGTTCATATTTGCGCTATTCAAGCCGTAGAAATTAGGGAAGAACTTCGTGAAACTTTGAATGGTTGGCTCAGATTGTAAATCTTCATTCGGCTTAGCCAATTCAACCTTACGCTGGAATTGAACGCCCCAATATAAGGAAGGTTTGGCGCGAGCGCTTACGCTACCAGAACCAATAAGTAAATGTTCTCTGAATGGAACTGGGGGCTCAACTGTTGACTTGAGTAGCTCAGTTGCGTCTGTTGTGAGGCCAGCATCTGGAATTGCTGTAAGCGGGTTACTTCCTGACGTTATCAGGTGATCAAGCCCTCTAAATCCAACCGGAAGCGCTGTGCCGTCGATATCACCTGATTCTACATCTGCGTTAATCTCAACGCGGATTAAATTAGACATATTGGAATATTTGCCTTGGACAACAATCTTTTGGAATCCTGTCTGCTGCTCGAAATCGTAAAAAATATTTCTATCACCGATTATTCGGCCGATATATCTGTCAGCGCCTGGATCCAGGGAAAGCCCTCTATACTGCTCCAAAGGAATCTGCTTGCTAGACTCATCTTGATCGAAGAAGTCTCTGACGACAAGATCGAAAGTACCGTAGTCATTATTAGGATCAGTAGACTTTCTAATGTTCTCGATGGAAACTTTAAATTTAGTGTTAGATCCAACAGGATCAGATGCTTTAGACTTAGTAACACCATCGCTTAATGCGTGAACTCTAAACAGATCTTTCGCAGTTCCACCAAACTTTTGGGAAATCACGAAAGGCGATCTTGCGTGATCAAACCTGGTCTGGAATCCTTCATAGTTTGGAACATCACCGTCAAGTGTGTTTCTGTCAAGGGAGCTGGTTGTTAAGAAGACGACATCTGAGCCGCCTCCGTAGGTCGTAGAACATGTCTTGTTGATCATTTCTGCAGAATCGCTTGGTGTCAAACCAGATCCTGTGACAACTGCAAACCCAGAATAAACATCATAATGAGTGTATAAGTAGTGTCCACGCTCTTCCATTTTAGAAGGATCTGTGTTAAAAGCTGTTGCAAAATAGCTTTTTGCTTCTGCAGGGTCAAGAGAAGCAGTAATGATGTTTTCCGTAGTGTCTTTCAAACCCTTAATCAGCATCGTAAACTTCGGAGAACCGTTTTCAAAGTTCACTGTTCCTGTAACAAATCCAACGCTTGATGCTGTAGTGTCTGTATCTGAAGGTATGTTGTCTGCGACACCGTTTGAGCAAGAAAGTGTGAGAGAAGTTCCTGACGGTGTAAAAAGAACACCTCTAAGTATTGGGCGTGCTTTGTCCTCACCTAGGTTTTGTATTCCTGCGTCAGAGAAAATGGTTGATCCATTTGACTGTGACATATAAGCGCCAAGAAAGTAAACTCTTCCCGGTTCACCATTCTCATTTGCGAATGAATTGGCACCCAAGAAACCTGAATCTTGTGGTAACTCGTTTCCTACTACGAACCCGCCATTAGTGACGATATCATCGCTAGTTCTTTGCTTTCCGTTGCCTGCGCCAAGAACTCTAACGTAAGTCAGGGCATTAGCATTTCTAAGCCACTGTTGAGCTGCAACTGGTCCGAACATGGACTTGTCTGCAACCTTATCAATAACACCAAAGATTTTTTCAAAATCTGCAAAATTAGAAATAGTAACTGGGACGAATGCAGGTCCTTGATGCGCAGTTCCGATTACGCCTGCGGGAATACCATCGATTCCTAAAGGCGTAACTTGGGAACGATCAATTTCATTTGCGCGGACGCCTGGGATGTTTTCAGCCATTCTCAAAACTCCAATATCATATCATAAATATCTATACTTCGAAACTCACACCAGCATTTGTGATAATAAAGTCGAGTGAGATAAATTCAATAGCACGTGTAGGAACAAGAATGATCCTACCGTTTAATCTGTTCGACTCAATATCAGCCTGAGAATTGTTAGTGTCGTCCATTATCACTCTAAATTTCTCAATACCGCTTTGGGCTTGCACCGCAGCGAGCAAAGGAGATACTTGAGCAACGAATTTCTTTCTCAATGCCGGAGTATTTTGTTCAAAGACAAAGTTGTTTGCAACAGCGACAACTTGACGCTTAACTTCGAGGAGCATTCTTCTAACGTTCACTCTATCAAGCGCAGATTTTGCCTGCTGTAAGGTTTTCTGCCCGAAGATCACGTAACCTGGTGTGCCACCTGGTCCGATTCTTGGGAAAGTTGCAATGGGATTGATTCTTGCATCGTACAATGTATCTTTATCAGCGGCATTCAACTTAGCCTTAGCTGACTGTACGTTTGAAAGTGATCCTCGATCAAACCCTGCAGGGGCGAACCAAGGATAGCGCGCCTTGTCTGTGAAGGCTAGTGCTCCGATTGCCGCAACAGAAGAAGGAACTTCAACGATTTTGTTGTTGGTTTCATCATCAATTGAAACATCTGGGAAGTAGGAAGCTGCAGAGCTATTGTCTACTCCTCTTGCCTCAAACTTAGCAACTGTTGCCTGTACTTCTGGGCGATTAGTTGAATCATCGTAAAGTCTATTGCTATTCTTGTCATAAGCTGGAATATCCATGAGGTATAGAGACATGCCGTAATCGGTATTCTTGTCGAGGACAAAGTCCGTAACGAAAGGCTCTCTAATACCTGGGATGGAAAGTATGTTAATGTTTGTTGTAAACGGATCAAGTATCGATAACGCTGCAGCTCTGTAAGAGTTAACACCGTTATTGTCTAAGCCTGTTCCTGCAACGTTTGAAGATAAACCAGGAGAAGTGAAAGCTGTAGCAGCTCCACCGCCTGAATCGATTGATACTGACTTATCATTCATTCTTACTGCGTTCTTATCTAAGATATTAAGACCATCAAAACCGCCGTGAAGAACTGTCGTAAACTTCATGTAATCTGTAAACTTGTTGAAAGTCACGGAAGAAGTCTGCGCTGCAAGAGTACCAAAAGTAATTCTATTTGCTTTGGTTCCATCAGTTGCAACATAAGATGTGTTATCAAGCTTAGCATCTCTCAAGTATACTGCTTCTCTCATGTATGGGCCAACTGCACCTGTAATCTCAGTATCGCTGTAGAAACCAGTTGCTGTTCCGCCTGCTTGAGCTGAGAGTGCAACTCGAGCAAGTGTAAACTTATTGTTATTGAGATCGTTGGCGCCAGATCCTGTTACCAGGTTATCCATCTTGGAAATGCCGGAAAACTTGAGCATGTCCTTGAGGCCATGATTGATCCCACCGTTTAAGTTCGATTTCAATATTGCGTTGGCAGTAGCGCCTTTTGAGTTTGGATTAATCGTGGTGTCTGGAGCAAGAAGAGTTGTCTTAACGCCCCAGTAAATTCTTGGATCTTCATCCTCAAGGGCGCCAGGCTCACCTGCGTAAGCAGCTGATGTTGCCACTGCGCCTTTGGTTACCTTAAAAACGTAAGGCACAGGAGGAACGATAGAGCCAGAAATTTGAGCGGTTGCGCCGCCAACGAGGCCTAAGCAGTAAAGCCTAGGATCTTGAGTTGTTGGAGGAACATCAGTTAAACTATCATTTGTTTTAAGAACTGGCAAACCTTTAAAACCGAAAGGAAATGCTTGCTTAGGAACGTCTCCGTTCTGGAGCTGTGCGCTAAGAACAACTCTAATTAAGTTTGACTTATTCGAGTAAGATCCTAGCGATACCAGTTTTCTTTCTGATTCATCTGTGGCATCGAAATTGTATTTTAATCTTCGATCACCGATCATTGCGCCAATGAACGACTCAGCGTCTGGATTTAAGGTGCAGTTTGGAAACTGTTCAATTATCTCAGGAGATGCGTCAGAGTCATCGTAAGCACGAACGTAAACTGTGAACGTACCGTATGGATTGAGTGGATCGGTCGACCCTTTGATATTTGCTATTGATATCTTGTATTGGTCGTTTGAGAATGCACCATCATCAAGAGATTCAAAATGAAACAAATCAAACTCTTTTTCCCCAAAAGGCTGAGAGATAATTTCAGTGGTCTTTGGAGTTGCGTATCTCGTGTCAAACCTACCATAAGATGACAAGAAAGCGTCGCCTGCTGGATTATTAGTCGACGTATTACTAGATCCTGAAAGCATTGCGACAGCGTCGCCAGATGTTGCAACTGCTGCGAGAGATGCTTCAACATCGTATGCAGCGTAGAGCAAGTGACCTTCTTCTTCAAACTTATCTGGATTTGTGTTTAGAATGCTTCTAATGTAATTTTTGTCTCTTGGATCCAGAGAGGCTGTAAGTATGCGGACACCTGATTGTGCATCCACAGTTCCAAAAGAATCATTTGAAGAAGAAACGTAAATCTTAAACTTGCCGTCCATTATGCCGGAAGTGCTTAATGCAGCAACGTTACTAATTGCAGATATGTCTGTTCCGTCTTCTGCACCATCTAAAACACCGACTGCAGTTTCATTGGTTGTGAATATGACGCCTCTAATGAGGTTTACGAATCCTCCTGCGCCTCCACCTGGGAACGAATCATTGTCTGTAAATATTCTTGGGGACTGTGACTCAGCTGCTGGAACAGAGTGACGAGCTGCGATCATTTGGACCGCGCCTTTTACCTGTCTACCGTCAGAAGTAACAGGTGCTACTTTAAAACCTGCGTTCTTTACAGAACCTTGATCTTCAGTTGTTGAAATATCAGAGCTTGTGGAGTTTGCTCCTCCACCTAAAACTCTTACATATGTTGCGGCGCTAGCATGATCCAAAAATGC